ACTTACACTTGAGGGTGGGGTAAAGGTTCCAGTGCTTGTAAATTCAGCAAACTTCTGCGTTACGCCGCCACCAGCGGCAGGGAATACTGATGAACCCATTATACTATCTCCACTCCGCTAATATGGAATTTAACTGTAACTGCTGATGCAAAACCAGCAATAATTTTAGGTGTAGCATTAGCAGGAATAACCTGCTTTAAATCAAAGATTGCAGTTGAGTTAGCAGCAATTGCACAAGTAGTGAACATATCAACACCATCAACAGTAAGAGTAAAAGTAGCAGCAGATGATGCTGAGTTAGTTACCACAATACTTGTTATAATAGTTGTTGTGCTTGTAGTTGGAACTGTATATAGAGTTGTTGTAGATGTTGCTGCTGCTGTTCTAGCCAGAGCCTTAGTTGTTGTAGCCATTAGTTACTACCTCTCTTAGTATGCGTCCATTATGTTCATAATGGTGTTGTCGTTTTCGGTTGCTGCTGTTGCATAGGCTGACAGGTCTACCTGTGCCCATTCAAGTCCAGTAGCAGTTGATGTATTTACTTTTAAATAATATCCATTAGTACCTAGTGTAAGTTTACCTGCCGTGTCTGCAGCAGTAGCAACTAAAATGTCACCCTTAGCATCAAAGATTGTTTCTTCAATTGCAGAGGCAAGTTCAAATGCAGTAAAGGTAATAACTTCTAGCACATCATTTGCAGCCAAGGCTGCTAAAGAAGTAATGCTTGTGCCGTCAGTTGCTGTATAGTCCTGAGTTCTAGCAAGCAAGACACCGTTAAGATATACCTGCTCCTTGCCAGCAATATAGGCAAGTGTTAATCCGTTATCGTCTAGACCAGACTTAGAGGTTTCTCCACCTGCTGCTGTAAAGCGATAGCGATAGATTGCTGCAGTTGAGGAAATAGAACCCCAAGCAGAACCAGTCCAAGCGTACATCTCATTAGTTACTGAGTTCCAATAGATAGCACCAGTAAGAAGTGCGTTGCCATCGTTGTCTACAGATGGAGCAGTTGACTTAGCACCAAGGTATCTGTCATCAAAGTTGTCATAAGTTGTAGCAGCGGCAGCAGCACTTGCTGCAGCAGCAGTAGCGGAACCTGCAACGGCATCTACATAGACCTTAGTAGCAGCATCTGTATTACTTGTAGGTGTTCCTAAATTTGTAATCTTAAAAGTGTTAGCATCTAAAGCACCTAGCAATTGACCACTTGTGCGGTTGAGGTAAGTACCAGAAAGGCTGATTGCCCCAGTGCTACCATCAACAGATAAAACTGCATCTGTTGGAGTAAGAAGTTCTTGCCAGTTAGCAAGAGTAGAGGCTGGAGTTGCTGTAAGAATAAAAGATTTGTTGACATCTGTACGAACCGCAACGTCACCAATCTGAGCAGTCAAAGCAAGCATTGCTGCTTGAGATGCGACTACTTGTGTGGTAGTAATAGCAAGTGCTGGCAAGTGATGGGTAGGAATTAAACCTGAACCATCAAGTTCAGCAAGTCCATTTACTGCACCCTTTTGAGTAGTAATGTAATTAAGAGTTACTGCATCTTGAGCATTGGTTGGGTCGGCAAGACCTGTAATCTTCTGTGCGTTAAGAGCAACCCCTGCAGTAGGAGCAGCCATCTGGTCTAGTCGGTTAGTGCGAACCTGTGTATCAAAATCAGATACAGTTGCAGCAAGTTGCGTACCAGTATGGTTAGCACGTGCTAATGGGTCGGTAGCCAATTTTGCCATAGTGATAGTTGCATTAGCAATATCAGAGTCAACAATAGTTCCATTAACAATATCAGCAGAAGTAATAGAAGAGTTAAGGGATAGTTTGCCGTAAGTGATACCGGCAGAAGTACTAATGTCTGCGTTATCAATAGTGCCATCAAGAATTTTAGCAGATGTAATTGCTCCGTCTGCAATGTCTCCCGCTACGATAGTGCCGTCTAAAATTTTAGCCGAAGTAATAGCACCATCTGCAATATCTCCAGCAACAATAGTTCCATCTGCTATCTTTGCAGAGGTAATTGCACCATCATTAACTTTTGCTGTAGTTACTGCGCTGTCTTGAATCTTAACGGTAGTTACTGCATCTGTACCAATTTTACTAGCAGTTACTGCTGAAGAAACAATTTTACCTTCAGTAATTGAAAGGTCATCAATCTTAACTGTGCCTACTGCACCAGTTGCAATCTTTCCACTTGTAATAGCAAGGTCTGCAATATCTCCAGTAGCAATTGTAAGGTCGGCAATCTTGGCAGATGTAATTGCACTGTCGGCAATCTTTGCTGTTGTAACATTTAAGTCTGTTATCTTGGCTGTAGTAATAGCATTAGATGCAATCATACCATTTGCAACAGTACCTGTATCAGATGTTAAAACTACCGTAGCAAGTGGGATACCGTGTGCTGTTGCGCTATCAGCACGCAATGCCTCAGTGTGAGCATTTGCCTCGCGGAAGTCACGACCTATTGCCATGTGACGAATTACCGCACCAGCGGAGTGTGCTTGACCAGTTGCCGGAGTGGTATCTATCGCACGAACAATTGTTAATGTATTACCGGATACACCAGTTATATCTACAATTTCTTCAAGTGCGGTATCAGGGTCAATGACTACTGTGAAAGTAGCAGTTGAGGATATAGTGGACCCATCAACACCACCAAGCAAATTGGCTGCAGAGCCAACAATCATTGTTGTCGTACTAGCATTGATGCCGCTAGTTAACGATGTCTGTTGTGAGCGGGAGGAGTATCTGCGTATTGTCATATTTTACTTACCTATCGGCTGTAGTGGACGCGAACGGGGTATTGTTGCTGCTGTGCCTTGACTTCTTCATTTAGACGTTGTGTATATAATGCGAAGATTTGACGTACTGCATTTGTAGAAGCACTTATTGGTCTGCGAGAATCTGTCTCATCTGCTTGTGGGCTAATCATTGCTACACGTGCAGGGTCTAAGTATGAAAGCATCCGGTATGCTGCTCCTAAAACAACTACATCTTTACAGGATTCTGGTAATCCAGTTTGTGTAGCGAAATCTTGTGAGTTTGATGTGAATGAAACAGGCGCAGTTGCATACATTACTTTTACTGTTTGACCCGGAGTAATGAAATCTCCAATGCTAACAGTTTGTGCTGACGCACCAAATGCTGTTGAGTCTGCCTTAGGGTCAAATGTCCAACGACGAATTGGAATCCAATCTTGTGATGGTCCAACATCTTGCCAACTCATTGTAAGGATATTCTGAATATTTAATCCATCAAAATCGTAAGTTGTTTGTGCTGCGTTCCATGAAAATGTTGTTTGTTTCAAAGCAAACATTGACGAACCTAATGCGGTAACAGTATCATTGATAGCACGCTTGATTGCAAATCTTGGGAAGACTGGACTTATTGTAACCTTAGCATCTAGCAAGTGAGTTGCTGGACTTGTTCCTAAATACCCACGACCCCAAGGTGCGATTGTTGCTGTGTTGTTAACTCTGTCATATGAATCAACCCACATGAGTTCTTCATCAATTTCAATTGCGCCTTTACCTACGCTCTCAGTACTTCCCAAGCGAACAACAAGAGGTGATGCGCTAGAAGAGGTGAGTGTAGTAATTGCAGTGGCAAGATATGTTGCTCTGTCTTGTGTTAATGTGTATCCAGATAAATTAAGGGATACCTCATCTATTAGGTTGCTGAGAAGAATTGTCACGAGGCTATACTCCTTAAGGCATCAATTGCCGATAATCCAGTAGTACCAGCAAGTTCATTACAAACACCAAACAAATCCTTGTAGGCTGTAGGCTGACGGCTTGAACTCACTTTATAATTTAGTGCGCCAATAATTCCCTTACCTGTTGTACCAGCCCAAGCATTAGCAGCACCCTGCTCATCCTTAAACGCTGTCATAAGTGGGTATGTTCCACCGTTGGCAAGGCGATTTAACTCCGCCTGTAATGTACTACCAGCATTACCTGTTGGCATTACTTTCTCCCTTTTGTCATTGCATTGTAATAATGTTCATCAAACGAAAATCTTTTCATATGTGGAGCCGTTGCTCCCGTGTGTGCATAGACTGGAATCTCAGCCTTATCGCACAAAGCGAAGAAGTAAATATCTTCACCAAGGAAGTTCTTTCCGTGTCCAATATCTGAAAATAATGGAACATCTGGAAGTACTGCTTTAATCCTGTCAACAACACTACGGTGCATTAAAACAAATCCCATACCTGCTGCACCAATTTGAATCAATTGATTCTTAGGCATCGGGTGTATACGTACTACGCCTACTGTTTCTTCACCATTAACAAAGTTGAACAATGTAGGCAGTGGTGTCATAAGTGGTTCTTCTGGTTGGTCAGTAGTAAAATAAACACCACTAACAATTGAACGCTCTACAGCATCTTTGTTTTCCCACAAAATATTAAATGTATCTGGAGTAATTACAACATCTGAATCAACCCAGAAAAGCCAATCAGATTTGTTGTTCTCGTACCAGTAGTTAATTACTTTGTCACGTTGCCGAGCAATTTGATTTCCTTGACTCCGAAGAGTAGTTGCAAATTTAACTCCAGAGTGAAGCATTACATCAGTGACACCTTGCATGAACTTACCATCTACCATGCCGTTGTCACACCAAGCGATTGCTACTGTTTCTTGCATTGTCCCCACCTTAGTTGTTTACCATTTAACCTTATCTGCCCAGTACGCTGCAGACATCTTGCCCTTGGCAATATTCTTAGCGTGACGTGCTTTGAACGCTTTGTTTCTTGCAGACCCATCGGGTGAGCCTTTTACACCTTGTTGACCAAAGCGAATAGTTTTGACTTTACTACCTTCTTTAGCCACAACAACGTGTGATTTAGTTGGATGGTTCGGTGTAGCCTTTGGCTTATTAAAGCCAGAAACTCCTACTCGCTTTAGTCTTGGGTCAGTCATTATTTTTTCTTCTTTACCATCTTTGCTTCGCTCATTGCGATAGCAATTGCTTGCTTCTTTGATTTTACGACTGGTCCCTTTTTGCTTCCTGAGTGAAGAGTTCCAGTTTTGAATTCCTTCATAACTTTGGCAACCTTCTTTGCCTTGGCAGCCTTCTTCATTATTTCTTCTTTCCCATTTTCTTAGCAACAGCCTTTTTAGCAACAGCCTTCTTGACAGACTTCTTGCCGTATTCCATCATCATTTCTTTTTTGCCTTCAGTCTTTTCATGCTTCATCATTGCTTTTTTATTCTTGTACATCTCGCCTTTTGCTGACATATTATGCTCCTAGTTCTTTCATTACTTCGGCTACTTTGGTATCTATCTTTTGTGCTGGAGGCATTACATTTGCATTGTATGGTTTACCCATTATCTCTGAGGCTTCATGCGCTGCCTGTATATGCTTCCGTTTTGTTCCTGCAGGTTGTATACCTTGCGCTCTCGCGTCTCGGTAAGCCTGAAGTTCTGAAGTCCATTCCTTGTCAGAAATATCCCTTACTGCATCACCAGCGTTCATTTGAAGTGTTAAGGCTTTACAGCCAAAACAACCTTCAACAAATTGAGGATGTGACTCCCAGTGTTTTGCCATTGTCCCCTACTCTGCTATGAAGTTAGATTCAGTTATTCCTATATTGGCTGCTATTAATGCAGTCTTTGTTTCCTCACTTACTACGTGCTTTGCTCCACCTTGATAAAACTCTTGGTAGGTTTCTACATTTGGGTCAAGCGGGAAACGGACAACTGAATAAGTTCCATTCTTTTTTACAACAGATTTTCCAACACGTCTCTTACGAAAGATAAATAATCTTTCCGTGCTAGATATTCCTTCTTCTACGTATGGTGTAGAAAAAATGTAGTTCGGCATAACTCTCCTTAATTAATTTACTGTTAGACAGGGGCTTATGTTCCCCTGCCTAACCGTCAATCAACTATGCAGCGATTGATGAACCAGACTCAATGCGATATAGAGCCTCTTCGCGGTAGCGAGCGAAACCAAGTACGCCGTACCAGCCCATTGGACGATGACGCATCAAGCGGTCAACGACTGGTCCGATAACTACGTGTGGCTCTTCTGCTACAGCCTCAGCAAGTGCTTGCTGTCCTGCAATGATGGTGCGGTAAACGCTGTTTGCTGCGCTTGAACCGGAACCGTCTGCTGCTTTGTACATACGTGGTGTCTCAACAAAGTAAGCACCTTCGTATGAACCAATTTCTCCAGCCCAGATGTTCTCTGGTGAAGAGTAATTGTGTGGGTCGCGCCATTGTGCTGCACCAGATTCTGCACGAAGGTCGTGTGAAACTTCTGGGTGAATACCTGCCCAGTAAAGTGAACCCTTACGTGGGACAGACTTGTTAGCACGCAACTTAGCAACTGCCTTACGGACGTTTGCTGAAGAAAGAGTTGCTGCTGCAGTAATTGTTGCGGTTGATGTTGCGGTTGAACCTGAGTAGATTACGTTTGAACCTTGACGAAGGGTCGTCATTGCAAGTCCATCAATGGAATCTGCAAGGTTGAACGCAATGATGTTAGCAATTGCTGGGTCAATATCAGCAAGGCTGAAGAGTTCAATTGCACGGGTTACGAGAACAGAGTTTCCGTACTCATTAAGAGTAATGGTAACTGAAGTTGGTGTTGACATTCCTACTGCATCAACATCATCATTCTCGGTTAGAGTTCCGGTTACTGCTGAAAGGTCTACATAACGTTGTAGAACTACAGTTGAGCCGGGAACTGATTGCTGCGCTGGGCGCTTATCTGCGACAGAACGAATTAGGGGTTCTGAGCGGAGAGCGAATTCTAGAAGACGGTCATAAGCCTTCTGGACGAGACCAGCACTTCCTACGGTACCTCCGAGTGAGGAAGAACCTGTGGTTGTGTAAGTTACTGAAGCCATTATTCGTCACCTCCAAGTGACTAGATACTATGATTATGAATTACGCAGAAACGCAATTAGTTCATCTGCTGAACCAGCGTTTGTGATGCGGTTGATTGCATCGTCTGCGCTTGTGGGTGTTACGGCACCCTGAGTAATAACGTCTTGTTGGCGAAGTGCAGCAAGATTGTTCTCGTCGGGACGAGCACTTTCTTGTTTTCCTTCATATCCAAACAAATCGCCATTCTCCTCAAGCCAATTAATAATTACGTCTTCAGACGCATCATTAACATCATTGAGAATAAACCGGGCTGCCTTTTGATTGACACCCTTTTTTTCTAGGATTTCTTTGACGGTTCGCTCGCGTTGCACTTTAGATAGCGATTCTAATTGGTCGCTGAGTTCTTTGATGCGCTTCTCATCTGCACGCTTTGCTTTACGTAACTTCTTTAGAAGGTCCGTTTCAGAAAGTTGTGCTTCAGGTGTTGCATCGTCTTCGTCTTCATCATCCCAGTAGTTGTTGCTCATAGCAACTGTCCACCCTTTCGTTGTAGTTACGCAGACCTCAACTTCCATTAGGGGAAATGGTTTGGCTTCTGCTACCAGTCTTTTACTCTATATAGTGCTGGTCTATCTATATAGGATTCTAGAAGGTCTTAGGACCTGTAAGGGAAACGTTTGTTGTTCCTGTCTTCCCTTTGAATTTACTACTTTCAGTAGTACCAATTTGCTCTAGTTGTCTTTGAGCCTCAATGTCATTTTTGAATTGTGCCTTAATTGCTAAGTCCAATCCAACTCCAGAAACTCTTTGCATCTCAGCAAGTTGTTGTGCTCTAGGTAGATATGCTCTAATGTTTGCAGCACCAGTTCTGGCTGTTCCATAAGTTTGCCCACTTGCTGCTAACTCTTCTGCTAAGCCTTGTGTGATTCCATATGATTGCTCATTAAAGGCACCAACTACTTCAAGTCCCTTTTGTTGACGAACAAGTTCATCCACACCCTTACTGCCGGTCAACATTGCTTTTGCAATCTGAGCATCAGTCATGGTTGGGTACAAAGCAGAACGTGCATCTTTTACAGACTGAGGGGCACTTTGGATTTTCTTGTAAACATTGTCTACAATCTGAGTAATTTCGTTAACAGACTTACCCATTGAAAATACATCTGCTAAAAAGTCTGGGGTTGCTAGGGTTCCAAGTTCAGCCCTGTTTAGTACATCCGCTGCTTGTTGTTCAGATACAACATATTCTTTAATTGTTGGAACGGCAACAATTTTACCAGCCTGTTTCATATCCTCAAGCGCAAGGACTGCTCTGAAACGTTGACGGAACGGGGCAAGGGAAGCATCGGTTCGTGCATCACGAAGTGAGATGTTGATTGCTTCGTCAAAATTCATACCCAGTTTATTGTAACCATACACT